AACGAGATCCAAGAAGCGGAGTGATGGAGCTACCCAAGGTAAACATAGCTGTAATAGGCGTAGTATGTTCTAGCTTGGGTGGTATGGTCTGGTACGCTTCAGAGCAAGCATCAATAATAGCTAACCTGGAAGAGACTGTTGCAGTGCTTGATGCTCAAAGCAACACGACTGACAAGGTAAATATGCAGCGCGACATTGAGCGCAATCAAGAGCATATCCAAGAGCTGATGGATATACTATCTGAGGTGTACGAGGACATGGATGATTCTGATTCAGAATTATGGTCGGAAATCGATACAATTCACGAGGACACTGCATCTATGGCCGGACACATGATGGAGATTATTAAACTACAATCCAGGATAGCTATCCTAGAAAAGACGGTAGAGTTTACTCGTAAAGATGGAATGTAGCAATGGACCCCCTTTCGATATTGGGATTGATCAAGGCTGGCGTTACGACTGGCAGATCATTAGCTTCACTGAGTAAAGAAATAGGTCAGTTTTTCGATGCAACCGATAACGCTAAAAAGAAATTACAGAAAAAAGGTGTCACCACTTCAGACACCAATAGTCTAGCATATGAACGATGGTCGGCTGAAATTCAGGCTGCTCAAGCTGAACAGGAACTCAAGGAGTGGGTGTGTGATCCAAGGCAAAGCGGATTAGGCCCATCGCATTGGAACACTTTATTAAAGATCCGTAGGGAAGTTTTAGCAGAAAAACGCGAAGCAGAGCGTCTAGCGAAGCGTGAGGCGCAAGAAAGGGCTGATATGGCACTTACCGTAGCTGCAATCGTTTTGCTTCTCACAGCCTCGTTCATTGGCTCTACGGCGTATCTCCACTACATGGGCTGGCTAAACATCTGGGATTACCTGCCATGATATATGTTTTGGTGTTTATCCAATTTGTAAATACAGATAATTTACGTTTTTACCAAATAGCTACATTCCCTGAAATGAGCCAATGCCAAGAAGAAAAAAAGAAAGCAAGCGTGATGAAAAACCACACAAGTCAGGAACTTTTGTGTTTGGAGATAGTGACCCAGTTGCAGTAGAACATGGTAAAAAATGGGCGGCATACGATAAGTTTGGCAAATTAATTATATTAGGTTATAATCGCCGCATAGTTGAAAGGTACGCTAATGACCAAAGAATCTTACGATCTCAACAACAACGGAAAGATTGACCCTGACGAGCGTGAACTGATGCTTGAATTTAAACGCCGGGAGTTAGAAGACCAAGACTCTAAGCGTGACAATCAGTTACGTATGACATGGGTGGTATTGTTAATCATGTGCATCACAACCATTGCAGTTATCGTACAGCCTGAGCGTATGGCATCTGCTGACGCTGTGTTAATGATGATGTATGGATCTTTGTCAGCTGTTGTTGGTGCGTTCTTTGGGTTCAATGCATTGGGGGGTAAAAAGTGAGTTTAGTAAATACCTTAGTAGGTCCAGTATCAAACATTCTTGATAAGTTTGTTGAAGACAAAGATCAGAAAGCAAAGCTTGCACACGAGATCGCAACGATGTCAGACAAGCATGCACAAGAAATTGCGTTGGCGCAGATTAGTGTTAACGCAGCGGAAGCAGCAAGCGGAAGTCTTTTTAAAGGTGGCTGGCGCCCTTGCGTGGGTTGGGTCTGTGCTATTGCTTTTTTCTATCACTTTGTTGGTCAGCCTCTTATCATTTTTATTGTTGCGTTAGCTGGTGCGGAGATACCACCACTACCAGAATTTGACATGGGTACACTGCTTACTGTTCTTGGCGGTATGCTTGGTATAGGATCACTTAGGACATACGAAAAACAGAAAGGGATAACTAAGTAATGGGAAATTTTAAGTTAAGTAAAACTAGCCTGGAAAGGTTAGAGGGTGTAGATGAAGAGCTTGTTGCGATTGTTAAACGTGCGATTACAATTACACCTATTGATTTTGGTATACCTTGGATGGGTGGCTTGCGTACAATAGACGATCAACGCAAGCTTGTTGAAAAAAAAGTTTCTTTCACAATGAAATCTAAACATATAGAAGGTAAAGCTTTTGACGTTGTAGCTTACGTTGGCCCACGCCCAAGCTGGGAGCTTGAGTTATACGATGATATTGCTGATACTATTATACAATCCGCTAAAGAGATTGGTGTGAAGCAACTTAAGTGGGGTGGAGCCTGGCATATAGATAACATCTTAGATTGGGATGGCACTGCTTTAGAGGCTTACGATGATATGGTAAAGGTTCGTACTGAACAGGGAAGGCGAGTTTTCACAGATATGCCTCACTTCCAAAAAGGTTAAATGTTAGAAAGGAGATAGTTATGCCACACGGTAAAAAGCACGGCCTATACGAGAATATCAGGTTAAAACAGCAAAGAATAGATCAAGGCTCTGGCGAAAAGATGCGCAAGCCGGGCTCGCCTGGTGCGCCTACTGCACAAAATTTTAAAGACGCTGCAAAGACTGCAAAGAAAAAACCTAAGTCAATGATGAACAGGTGACGCATGACTAGGTCACCGGAAAGAACAGGTAACAGCGGCAGACGCGCAGCGTTCTTACAGCGTATGGGTAAGATGCCTGGGCCTACTAAAAATAAAGACGGTACAGATACACCGTTGTTAAAAGCTCTAAAAGATTGGGGCGCTTCTTCTAAACAAGAAGCTGTGCGTAAAGGCAAGCGCATATCAATGATTAATAAAAATAAAAAGAAAGCGTAAGACATGAGGTCAGAAAAGCTAGAACGTAGTCTGATGAACCAGGCAAACAAGAAAGGTCTTAAAGGCAAAGAGAAAGACCGTTATGTATACGGCACAATGACAAGAGTCGCTGGGCCTAAAGGAAGTCAACAAGCAGCAAGGACAGGCAATGTACGGAAAAAAACCTAAGAAGAAAAAATCCATAATGAATGGTGGGTACGGCAAGTAATGCCAGAGCAAATGAGCCTGTTGATGAAACGGTTCGATAAGGCTAACGATGAGTTTGACAAAAAGTTTCCTAGGTTTGGGGAGCGCGTTACTGACGGACAAATGCAAGACCAGTACGGTTTGTCTAAGACAGCAGCCAAGTTAGTTAGAACAGCTATCAACACACGTAATGAGATACGTGACGAGCGCTCCAAAAAAGATCCGGAATATAAAAGACTAAACTCTTTAATAAACCGGTACGCTGATATTCTTAGTGAGTTTAATAATCCCTAGTTACCAAGGGCGTAGCTTTGGTTTTACAACTACAGATGGTATGTCTGACACTTCACAGAAACCAGCTTGTCCGTTGATCTGATCATAGATTGTGTCGGTGTCTAGTAGTACGTTCCAGCAATCGTCTTCACTAGCAAACAGTATCTTTGCTTCTAGCGGCTGACCACCTACGACATACACGATAGTGAGCATCGTAAAAAATTCCATACTGTTACCTATATAAATGGCATTGCAACCCAGTACAGGATTACAATAGTCCAGATTACAAACACAAACATATCAAAAAGATCCTTTGCTGTTATGTGTTTCAGTGCCTCAATTATTTCTTTCATTTATCAATCCTCTAATAAAACATCTCTTACTTCTGACGCATCTAAAATTGCTTCGTTTAAATATTGTTTTGTTCTAGCGCCAAGTTGCATGTACTTGTTGTAACTGTATTTGATTGGCGTAATATCTAAAGACTCAATGTCATTCATCTTAGGCACTTGTATATCAAGTTCAGTTTTTTCTTTTTCAAAAGACATAGCAAGACCACCCATTTTGTTAAACAATGGTTTTAATTTTTTAATAAGTTCTTGCTCTCTGTTACCTGCTTCATAGTCATCATAGTGTGCTTCAATCGCTATTTGATTTGCATATTTAAACCAATCTTTTTCACGATGTTGCGACAATCTTTGTTTTAGATTTTTTGTTTTCCCTATATACAAAGGTGTATACTTACCTTCGCAAATTTTTATATCTTTTTCTTGATCTAAAAAAACATAAACAAAACTGACTGATGAAGAGTACACTAACTGATGCCAAGAAACAAAATTGTAAATGTCTGAAGTTCGGAAAAAATAAGCATTTTTTTCTATCGATCTTACATATTGTTTAAAAGCGTTTTCTTTTTGGAAATTAGAAAATTCATTTGGATTTTTAGATATTTTTCTATAAGCCCAGTATGTTTGCAGACAATTTTCTGCATGTTCGTAATCTTCGTAATCTAACATTTTTTAGTTCTCCTATTGATATACAATTTATTTTATTATTAGTTGTCGTGGGGCAGGGCGGCATTCTTTTCCCAGTCTAGCCGATCTATACCTGTAGACCCTGCCTCACCACTAATTACTGCAAGCGTTATATGTACCTTCCCAAGGTGCAGACGCTAACGAAACATCTGTCCTATAGTTTTTAAACTTAACAGGGTTTTTGTTTACTCGCGTTACACCTTGTTTGTTTGCTCTTTGAAACGCTACACCAAAGTCATATGCCATCTTGCGTAGATTAGGTTTTTCTACGCCAAGCACGTTACTAGCTTCTGCTATTGTCATGTGTGAATGATCCAACAACAGTTGCTTTAGTTCGTTGTTATGTCTACGCCGCATCAGAGCGTAGAGCTTAAAGTCCGTGCGCTTCGATTTATCTTTTGTCATAGCTAGGTGGCATCGGTGGGAAAGGTGGATTAGAGGGTGGCGCATATTGCTGCTGTGGCATTGGCGGTGGAGCGTACTGCTGCTGTGGCGCCGGCGTATAATTATCCTGTTTAGGTTTGTTAGGAAACAGTGGAGCCCTACCTATCTTAGGAAAATTTTTATAATCATCTCCTGTTTTTATTTCGTAGATGCAGTAGATAGATATATCATTATCTAAAACTAACTGTTTAATCTGTTCAATGACCGCAAGCTTTTGGGGATTATCGTTGTCCTCTTTGCGTGTGCTTAACCACCCGGTGATTCTCATGTTAACCGGTCTACCTTGATCCATAAAACCATCTAAGGTAAAATTGTTATTGCCAAATATTGGTGATTTACTCATTGTACTTGCTTCTCCTTGTTGTCATAGTACTCAGTTAATTCTTTAAAAAGATCTGGAAACTGATGCTTTAGTGTATCCATTGCCTCATCGGGTAAGCTATCGTTCACTCTGTATAGCTCACGCATGTTTGTAGCTGTATCAATCATAGCCTTACAGCCGTTAACATACTCTCGCCACTGCTTGTGGATCTCCACAGCGCTCTGTGGCTGTGCTTGTTGCTCTTCTTGTCTTTGCATTATTACTTGGTCATTGTGTTGAGCTACATCTATTTCAAAGCTAGATGCATAGCTGCCACCATGTAGACCTAAAGAAGCTAACGCCCTACCAATAGCAGAGGTTTCTGCATTCTCTAGCGGTGATGTTCGATTCACATTAGATGAACCTCTTATTTCTTCAGCAAGGCCACTACCAACAACCATACCATTTTCATTAATAACCTTTGCGTGAACAACAACCTTTGTGCCGTCATCTTCTAAGCGCTCAGTAACAATGCCTAGCTTAGTGCCAAACGCTTTACGGAAAGCTTCTACACGTACAAATACTTCAGTGTATTTCTTGCCGCCACGCTGCGTTACACCATGCGATCTGTTGAGGTCGTTGACCTCTGCCATTGCTTTAATCAAATCTGTCATTTCTTACTCCCAAATAATTGTTTAGCTTTTACTAATATATCCGGGTTGAGATCTCGCCATACAAAACTTTCAGCAAACTGTGGGTCTGTTAAAGATAGTAACTCTGGCAAATCATCTGCAACCTGCATTAATTTTTCTCTACGTTTACAGGCTTGCACTATGTTATCCAAAGCAAAGTTTAGCTCTTCAAGCGTAGGCTCTAGTATTACATAGCCAAGTCTATTTGCATACACAATTTTTGGAATGATACCAGACAAGTGCCAGTAGCCGGCAAGCTGCATAAGATGTGGTGCTTTGATTTTCTTTGGCAAAGAGTTTGCCCTAGGGCTATCTGTATCAGCGGCTTGATCCCATTGCGTCTTTAGTTCTACGCGCCCCTCGCCATAGTCAGGCTTACCAAAGTATGGCAGCTGACAGTGTGGTATGTGACCAAACAAATCTATCTCACCTATTATTCTATTAGAGCCCTGCATAGCCTCTCTGACGCCCTGTGCTGCGTTCTCACACACTAAAAAGAACTCTGACTGCACAAGGTCACCCTTCTTGCTACGCTTACCCTCAGCATCATAGTAGATGCGCTCACGATGTGCGATAATAAGATTATCTTTGTCTGCATCACGCCAGTGACCGCCCTGGTAACCCTGTAATAAATTTATTGCATCGCCCATAGCTTCATTCGGTGACGCATCATCGACTAGTAACCGGTCAGCATACACCTGTGCAGCGCGTCCAGACACCATGTTTGGATTATCTTTATACTGCGATAGTCCTAAGCAATCTTTGTAATGCCCGGAGTCGCGTAGTATTTGTCTCGCTTCTTGTTCATCACCCTGTGCTTCACCAGTAAGTATTTTCCACGCCTTGTTGTGTTGCACACGTAGGTACGCTTTATCGAAAAACGTCCATGCATCTGGCGTTGATGGATTACTGTGATGCTTATAATTGAACCTGTCGGCCCATCCTGTTTTTTTCAATCCCATATCTATACCCTTGACATATTGTGTCACGAACATATGCTATCAATAAATTTTTGCAAGGAGAAATTTTATGAAGCTTGAACAATGGCGCAAAGAAAAGGGTTATAGTTACCCTCAGCTAGCGCAGAGATTAGATGCCAAGCATGGCACTGTCGTGCGGCGTTGGTGCTTAGATAAAGATCATAAAGATTATAAGATACCATCAGCTAAGTATATGTTAATTATACAAGAAACTACGATGGGCGCTGTTACACCTAACGACTTTTATAGGTGACGCATGGGTGGCAAAGCGAGCAGAGATAAGGGTGCAGCGTTTGAGCGCGAGATAGTAAACTGGCATCGAGAAAGAAATGTAGAGGCAGAACGCATACCCTTGTCAGGAAGTGTCAAAGGTTCGTTTGCAGGTGACTTAATAATAGGACCAGAGAAAGCGTTGCTTGCAGAATGTAAGAGGCGAGCTAGGGCGTATCAGGATTTGTATGACGCCCTTGATCAAGATGGCAGCGACATGCTGTTTATTCGCAAAGACCGGGGGCGCACGTTAGTTGTGCTACCTATAGAAACATATGAAGCATTCTTAGAATGGATTGGCTGGAAGGAGAACTAATATGCCATACACACAAGACGGTATTGGATACCAAAAAACAGATACTAGCCGGGCGGCAGCACGGAGTAACTACCCAGGCAAACTAACAGCGCGTGATCGTGTGTTGCAGTTGTTGCAAAAGATGCCGTTGTCTATGTCATCGCATGAAATAGCAGAGGTGTTAAACTTACCAGAAGTTACAGTACGCCCAAGGTTATCAGAGCTAAAGAACGATAATAAAATAGTTGATAGCGGCGAGCGTGGCGAAACACCGTGGGGTAAAAAATGTATTAAGTGGAGATCTGCATGAGATACGGTGGCTTAGAGATAAAAGGCAGTGAAGCAAACTTTGTATTCTTTAGCCCAGACGGACAGAAGTTCTATGAACCTGCAAAGCGTTGCCCTGACTGCCATACAAGCGGTCAGGTAATGGGAGAGAAGGCTGTCATTGATTATGTCAATGGCGGCTCACTTGTTGAGATAGTGGCAACGTGTTTGGAGTGTGAAGGGCTTGGTTTTGTAGTAGATGATAGTGATGAGTAAGCATAGCCTAAAGTCAAAGCGTAGGCATCCAGCTGCGCCGCGAGAACGCATAGAAGTCGGGCATATTACTTTTGAGTTGTGTCCGACAAATGCTACGTTTGCACTAATAGCTGGCAACGCAGTGCAGTCAAAAGATAGACGCCCATTGTTCTCTGGCATGATAGAACCCGAAATGGAAAAAGAACTACGCAAAGTAGCGTTTAGAATGAAGCATATTCTAAGCAGTAAAAAAGGGGATTGACAAATGCCACTGAAGAAGTACGCTAACGCGAGCCCACCAGGGCGAGATAATAACTTACAAGTTATTACTACCAGTAACTACAACAGTTACTGTAAAGAAACTAACAATAACTATATAACTAGTAATAACTACAAGATCTTACAGGAGACATTGACCAAGATGTCACCGGCGTACAAGATGGGTAAGAAGCGTAGGCAAGAAGATCCGTTGTCTTGGAGAATACAGAAGGTAACTAGCAAGATCAGGCCTATGATGTCTGTCGATAAATTTTTAGAAGTTTCTAAAAGTATTGCAGTGGCTAGTCCAATGGAGCAGGTAGAGATTGTGCATAAACTTGAAGTGTGGCTAGACAAAGTACATGGTATCAAGTTATAACAAAAACAGAAGTATGTTTTTTTACTGCCGTAAAGTTTTGCTATACTTCTCCTGATGGGCTCTAGTTCTCAGCTTATCTGGTTTAACTGGCCCTTGCCTGGTCAGGCTGGCATAGAAGTCGTCTGCATGGCGAGGGCGTTTTTTTAAGGAATAACATATGGGCAAGAGCAGAACAGTTACCATAGACATTATGAAAAAGATTGTTGATCGATTGGCTCACGGCGAAACACTCGTGGATATTACAAACGATGACAGTATGCCTACGTACAGAGCAGTAACAAGAGCGGTGGCCGGGGATGACAACATGTACGAGCTTTACAGGCGCGGTAGGATTGCTCAGTGCGAATGGTTTACTGATCGTATTAACAAACTAGCAATGGAGCCGCTACCAGAAGGTCTAGACGTTCGTGAGCTTAATGCTGAGGTAAACAGACGTAGGTTAGAGATAGATACTCTCAAGTGGACAACAGCAAGAAACCAGCCGTTTGGTATACGTGACAAGAAAGAAGACCAACCGCAATCACAAGCATTTACGATTAGCTGGCAGGGTGGAGATGTGGCAGTCAATGCACTGGAAGATGAAGAACAAGATGCAATGGTAAAGCATTAGGTAACATGAGCGATAGTATCCAAGAAATTGAACAAAGACTTAAAGCTAAGTACCCTATCTTTGAAAACATAGAAGTAGTGGACAAACGAGGGTCAGGTTCAGCTGGGCAAAGAAAGTTAGAGTTTTATCACCCAGAAGATAGTCCAACAGGTAAAGTATTAATTGAAGTGTTTGATCAATCAATGCAAGGACTAGAGCTAGAAAACGCAATACTTGGTGACATGCTACACAATGCACCATACGTTAGCCGTAACTTTGCAAACCTACGTAATAAGTTAAAACAAACAAGAACTCCTGAGCAAATATTAGTAGATAAACAAGCATATGAAATTGCAAAGACTAAGTATGGAGAACAACGTAGTTTTGATAAGTGGATGGAATACTCAAGATTAGACGCATTCATTCGTGGCTATGCTGTTAAACAATGGGATGATAGTTACTATACAAATGAGCAAAAACTGTTGATTGATTCAATGATGGATCAGCTAAAACCTGAGGGATCGACAAGATCGATGATGGGTAAATGATGTTGTGTTGTGTGTGTGAGAGACATCCTGAGCGTCCGATCTACGCGCGTGAG